GTAACGCGGAGGTCGAATAGAACTTCCTGAGTGATTCGTCGATCCCGGTCAAGTGTTCCAGCGAACTCACCGGCAAGACCGCGCTCCCATCTGGACAACTGAGGAAGGTCGATTTCATCGCCGACGGTGGCAACTCGGTCGGGCTTCCATCGCTTGATGAATGCTGCGACGTTTTTGACGGCTTTATGGTCATGGTAAGGAACTTGGAGATCGCTGATTACAACGGTTCGCCTAATAATCTTCTTCTTCCTCGTCGTCATCGTCCTCAATCGGCTTCGATGGCGATAAGACCCAGTCTGGTAACGATTGATCGCAAAGCCAGCCCTGAATCGTTGCGTCGTCAAAACCTGCTCGCTTCATGGACTCAGTCACTTCATAAAGACTGATCGCCCACAGATCAAGAGCGGTGATGGGTTTCGTTCTCTTAGCGGCTCGCTCTTTTGCGCGCAGGCTTGCGAGTTTTTGAGCCTTTGTCTTTCGAGCCATGAGAACCCCTTTCGGTGATAATGGTGGCATAGATGTCTGACTGTCTCGCCGTCAACACGCCGATCTCAGTTTCCAGACGATCCATCCGTGTAAATAGTTGATTGCCTATCTCTTGAACAAACTGGTGAACCGTCCATCGCAGAGCTGCTACAAACGCACCAAGAATCCCGGTCAGACCAGCAATCAGTCCGACCCATTCGGCAGCCTTCACTTCTTGAAGGGCTTCGCGTATCCAAAGACACCGGCAACGACCGACCAAAGAACGGCTCGGTAGTCGAGATCAAAGTTCGTCGCTGCCCATGCGCTCAGGAATGCGCCTACGGCTAGAACTGCTGGATGCTTCATGTAATCGTTCACGATTCTCCTTAGATTGCGAAGTTGCTTCGATCCCGATCACCCTTGCGAGTGAAACTTACGTGGATGTGTGTTTCGTGAGGGTTGATCCCGGTGTAAGGACGCCACGCCCATCCCCGGATTTTTGATGCTATCCGACCCTTATGAATGACGTATTTGATCCGCTTGTCTCCGGCTTTGGCAGCTTCGACGATGGCTAATGCGAGCATTCCAGACGCCTTCGAATGACCTAACCCGGCGTCGATGTCTACTGCCCTGACCACTCCGTTTCTTCGAGGTGAGTGATCAGATTTCTTAGAATGCTTCGAGTCAGCCACCCAACCGTCAGAACGACGGTCGCGGTTAGGATAACGATCGTCGATTTGCTCACGGAGTTGTCGTCCGGCATGGCAAAGCCACGGAGCCTTCCTCATCCAAGCAAGACCCTTGCTTCGTCCTCGGTCAAACCTAGACGCTCCAAGAGTTCGGCGCGCTTGGCAGCCTTTTCAGCCTCGGCAGCCACACGCTCAGCCTCAGCCGCCTCAAACGCGACTCGATCTGCCTCGCGCTGCGCCAATTCTTCTTCGGTCAATTCGACTTCCTCAACCACACCGGTTGAGCAATCTACGACGAGTTTGGTGGTCATGTGTCTCCTTATGATTTGGATATGCCGTAAAGGACTGCGGTTGAGTGTTGAGTGAAGCCGGTACAGGTTATTGCGATGCTGGTAATTGCCGCGGTGTTAGACCATAAACCAGCAATAAGATTTTGGAAGCCGCTGGTGGCGTTATTTTCCGCTACATTGTCCACAGAAAAAGATTTATTTGTTGATGATGTGTAATTCGGAATATAGATATCTGTGTTGTTGAATGTGCTCGCCGTGCCGACCGTGCCAAAGATTGATCCAACATACCGCGCCAAAGATGCCGAAGATGTATTTGCCCCATCTCCCAAAAGATACCGACCTGAAAAATTGGCGGTTGAACCGTTGAATGCGATATACATGCCCTCAGCCGGTGTTGAACTTGAACGACCACTTATTCTGATAAGCAAATCGGTGTAACCGGTTCCCGGAATGCTCGTGAAATCGATTGAAGCCGACCCACCAGCCCCAACGGTAACGCTAGCAATTTTCTTGTATGTGACCGGCATGGCTACTCCGCTTTGATTCCGTAGAGGGTGAACGATGATCCGGTGGCTAGGCTTGTTTGTCCGGTTATTTCAATCGAAGTGATTGCGGAAGTGCTACGCCATAAACCAACTAACGCACCTACGGCAATACCGCCGCCGCTTGTCTCGTTATTGATTCGCACCAAGCAAGTCTTATTTGTAGTGGTATTGGCGTAATTTTGAATTTGGACGATTGTCGGAGAAAACACGTTGGCAGCAGTTCCAGCACCGGCGGCTTCAGTAAGTTCAAGTTTGTTTTGGTTGCTTGCTCGCCCTGAATTTGCGCTGCTACCCGTTCCGTGTAAACGAGTAAAAGAGTAATTTGTGCCGGTGTCTGAATTGAATCGGACATAAGGATAAGTCTGAGTTCCGGATGCCGTATCTCGTAAATTCATGACTAAGATCAAATCCGTGTAACCTGAAAACGAATTGAATGTAACGCTGGCAGTATTGCTTCCAAGCGTAGTCGTAGCAATATTCTCATAAGTCGCGGTCATGATCAGCCTTTGATTCCGTAGAGGGCGAAGTGAGAGTGTTGGACGAAAGATGCCCCACCGTCAGGATAAAGCCTTACCGCGTTGACCGCTGCCGTGTTTGTCCAAAGTCCAGAGTTGAAGCGAACATGACCGCCACCGTTTACATCATAACCCTGTAAAGTCCTAATAGTGGTGTTTTTGTTTGTGTTGGCATAATCAAGAATATCGATTACGCCGACCGCGAATCTTCCGCTGGTCATATTTGCTGAGGGAATGATCATTCCATAAGTGAATGCGGTGGAAGAAGCTGCTCCGGCAGAAGTATTCGAACCATCGCCAGCAAGAATGTGATAAGCGTAATTCGAACCGGTGTCCGTGTTGATTCGATAAAAAACTGAATTAGCGTCCGCTGCTCTATTGTCGCGGCACAAGACACGAATTTGGAGATGTTGGTAGGTGCTAGGAATTGAGGAGAAGTTGATTTCTGACGATCCACCAGCACCAACGGTAACGGTAGCGATGGACTCAAAATCGCCTTGCGGTGTGAACTTTGATGCCAAGATTCCCGGAATGAGAAGCATTAGATAACGTCTCCGACGACCAGCCAAGTATTAGCAGCGGTTTTGATACAGGACGCTGCTGAGTAACGGACTCGAAGTTGAGGTGACGCTGGGGTGGCTCCGGTTGAGTTCACGGTCGTTGTTCCCGGTGTGACTGCCTTTATGGTCGTTGCGCCGGTTCCGAGCTGCGTGACGTTGATGACGGATCCGATAGGAAAGTTCACGTTCGCGTCGGTCGGGATTTGAAAGTCATTAGCGGTCGAGACGTTCATTCGAACCAGTTTGTTACGGTTATCGGTCAAAACGGCGGTGTAAGTGGCAGTCTGATCGTTGAGCGTTACTTTCGCCAGCGAGTCATCGAAGCCGTTGCCGATCGTGCGCATAGCAGACGCGCCATCTTTGACCAGATCCGTATCGTCGGGAAGGGTGATGCCGAGGATCGTAGTTGTTGCCATTAGTCGATTACTCCTGTCGCGTTCTGCCATGTAAGTGTAGCATCTACGTCTGCCCATTCGAGGGTAGCCGTTACCTGATCCCAATCCTGAGCAACTGTCCAGAATTCGGTCGGGCTAAGGGTGAGAGATATGGAAAGCCCCGAAAGGGTCGATCGAAACGTCCAGCCTTCTACGTAACCCACGAAGCTGCCGGAATTGATGTTGGCTGGAAGGTTAGCAATCGCCACCGGCATACCCATAAAAACGTTCAAAAGGCTATTACGGTTTGCGTCGCTGATTTCGGGGTTTTGGAGGGCAAAGGTAATCGAGTCAAACTTAGCCTTAGGTGTCGATCGGAAGTTGACGAAGCGTTCAGCGACCAATTCAGCGTCTGGATCGTCATCGATGAGCGAGTTGATTGATCGAGCATAGAGCCCAAAATTATCGATAGACGTTTGGTCGGTGAATGTGTAAGACGTTCCGAAGTTGTTTTTGTAATTGATTACAAGATCGTTGACGATGTCGCCCTGACGAGTCGTCGAACGAATACCGTCTGAAAGCGCGTCATTAGCGTCAAGATTGACGTAACCGTTAGCGATAAGATAATCCTGACGATGATCCGCGTCTCCGTAGGAAATCAGACCATTGGCGTCCTCGTACAGATAACCGATGCCAGAATTAGCAAGATCAGCCACGTACGAATACATGTTGACCGGGTTGGCTGATCGGCTGATCATTTCGTATTCGCCCTCATCAATTTCGCCTATGCCGACGTTTTCGGCGTCCTCCCATGTAACGGCTGCGTCGTAGGAATTCCACGTTTCAGACGTTGCGACTTCATTCCACGAATTGGTCAAAAGGCTTTCGAGAATGGTTCGAATCTGAATGCCGTCAAAATCCTTACTCAACGAACCTTCCCAGACTGCGTTTTGGAGTTTGGCTAGGGCTCCGAGGGCATAGATGTCGATGACTGTAACTGCGCCTTCAGATCCGCTTCGTTCGACTCCCACGGCAATATCTGAGATGCGACCGCCAAAGATGGGAACGAATGTCGCAGTCGTATCTTTGACCTCGATGTTGA